GTCACCGTCCCGACACTCGCAGCTAACTCTCCGGAAGATGTTTTCGGCACCGAGCCTGTGGCTCGTGCGCTGACACTGGGGCGTGGCGGTGATGGCAAACCTAAAGCCGCAACTCCCAAAAAGGCGGCTACCAGCACCCCGGCAAAAGGCTTAGACCTCGACAGTCTGTTGGGTTAAGCGATAATCCGGGAGAGGAAACCCTCTCCCGGACACTGGAAGGAGGAATACGATATGATAGACGATGAATTAAAGCGAATGGACACTTTGCTTGACTTCATGGGAGATTATGTTCCAAAAGGCATGATTGACAAGCTCCGTTATTTGGGCTTTTTCGTAAAACCAGCGTCAATCCATCATCACGGGAAATATGACGGAGCATTGTTCGACCATTCCTACGAGGTCGCAAAGGTGTTGGTGAATCTGACAGAAAAGCTCGGTCTTGAATGGGAGCTTGAGAGAAGCCCCTACATTGTTGGAATGTTCCATGACCTCTGCAAACTGGATAATTATGTTCGGTCTGACAATGAATCATGGGAGTATAACAACGCCACCTTGCTTCCCGGACATGGTGAGAAATCGGTCATTATGTTACAGCGGTTTATGAATCTGACCGAAGAAGAAATCTATTGTATCAGATGGCACATGGGAGCTTTTGACGATAAGGAGAACTGGAACAGCTACGGAAGGGCTTGCACCCAGTACCCGAACGTCCTCTATACCCATACTGCTGATATGATAGCCGCTCGAATCAAGGGGGTGTGAGTATGAGCTTATTCAATCCCGTAGTGCCGAATTTGGAGCTTCTGCTCTATAAGGCGCAACAGCTTCTCGCACATGACGAGGAATTTCTCAAAGCTCTCAAAGAGCGAAAAGACAAGCTAAATCACCTCTCGGTTGATTTCGATGTAACTGTCTTCTCACAGATTTGGGGAAGTACCTGTACGGGGTTTGATATTGCCCCGGACGGAAGCCCCTCTATCGGCGGCTGTGCTATGACAAAGGAATACACCACTGTCATTCACGAGACCGTGACCGATTGTTACTGTGTTTTCTTCGGAGACAAGCCTTGCTACAAGGTGACGAACGCCAATCAAACCTTCTATAAGGATTTGGCAAATCGAAAGATGGCAAGTCTCTCCGAAGCTAAAGAGCGATATTAAGGAGGTACATACCATGTACAAGCTGAAAAATGTAAATGGCAGAGTGAGTTGTCTGCTTCGCACCGGGAAGGATTTTGTGCGGCATAGCCTGTCGGTATCGGCGGCACAGCACATTATCGACACTGGTACACTGGTTGAATCCAAGAACCCGGATTATCCGATTTGTGTTGATGATAAGTGGTTCTTCGAGGGCGTGGAACTCAAAGAGACCACCCCTACTACCAAGAAAGGCGGTAAGAAAGCATGAGCAGAGCATTTTACTCCGAGTATGTGAATCATTGTCTTCGCTTCTATGCGAGACACCCCAATCCGAAGTTCAAAAGTGCCGCTGACAAGAATAACTGGGCGGCGTGTGACAGTGCTTTCAAAGGCTTTTCTGACAATGACAGGGAAATGCTTCTCACGATTTACCGTGAGGGTGACACCATTCCCGATAATGTCTATCAGATGGCGAAGTCCAAGGGCATTAAACAGGACAGCATTTGGAAGCTGATTAACGAGCTTGAGCGAAAGGTGGCAAAGAGACGTGGTTTGCTATGACAATATTCCCGAGGAGCTGAAAAAACTGAATCAGTGGGTTTGTGCGATGGAGGGAAGCAAAGTTCCTATGAGAGCATGGGAGAACGAAGCCGCTTCCTCTATCAACCCTAACACATGGTCTGACTTCGAGACCGCTCTTGAATCAGTGAACAATCAATACTATGACTATTGCGGATTCGTCTTCGCAGACAACGGTTATGTGGGGATTGACATTGATTGCGGCTATGACGATGAAGGTTTTATGAGCGTCCTCGGTGCTGATATTGTCGGCAAGTGCCACAGCTACACGGAGAAATCCCGGAGCGGCAGAGGGTTTCACATTTTGCTCCGGGGAACTCTCCCCTTCAAAGGTAAGAACAACCTCGCTGGCGTGGAAATATACAAGGCGGCTCGCTACTTTATTATGACAGGTGATACTTTATTATATAAAGAAATCATCGAAAATCAAGAAGCGATTGATTATGTGGTGGAGAAGTATTTTCCCGATGTTCGGGAAACTTCGGATAAGGTCGTTGTCGGTAGAGACAAGATTTACTCCCCGATATGGGAAGACCCTATCGTTGATGGACGAGTGAAGCTCCGACCAGTCTACCCGAGAATCCCGGACGGAAGCCGCAATATCTGTCTCACCTCTCTCGCTGGTATGCTCCACAATCAAGGGTACAGTAAGGCGCAGATTTATGAGGAGCTGTTGTATGCGAACACCGTAGCGTGTGACCCTCCGCTCGACAGGAGCGAGCTTCGGACAATATGCAACAGTGTTACGAGGTATAAGCGATGAACATGAAAAACAGGATTGAGCTGATTCACCTTCTCGGCGAGGAACTTCACGACACCGCCCTTCGCTACGAGAACGCCATACAGAAACACAATTATGTGAGGGCTGGCTATGAAGTTGAAATGCTGGACAGTAAGGAAGCTCTCAAGCGGCGTATCAAAGTTCTTCGTGAGGAGCTTTTGGAGCTTTCCAAGCAAGTGTGATTTCTAACACGAAAAAGATAAAAAATTATAAAATAAGTGTTGACAAATAATCTTTTTCGTGTTATATTATAATCACAAAAGGACAAGAAATAACACAAACAAGATTAAAGGAGGATAACACAATGAAAGTCAAAAGAAACATGATGGTCGATGTTGAGCTGTTCGAGGTCGGAGACATTATCAAGTTCAAGCTCAACGATGGTGAAAAGGTACAGGCGATGGCGGTCAAGGAAACCAGTAAGGGTATGTTGTTCATGCTGGTGGACTGTTTAGCGAAGGAGTACCCGATGTTCACCAGCTTGGAAGACATGACCGAAGACTACTTCACCTACGAGAACTCCGATTTGCGTAAGGCTCTGAACAGTGAAATCATCGCTCGCTTCCCGGAGAAAATCAGAAGCCGCATGGTTACGCTGGATAATGGGGATATGCTTCGGATTCCTACCGAGCGTGAAATCTTCGGCGAGAACGTCTACGGACAGGAAGAATCCGATACCGTGAAAAGGTTCAAGCCGATGAAGAAAAGGAGAAACCGTATCGCTTTCCAAGGCAAGGAAGGAGCATGGGAATGGTACTGGCTGATGAATCGGCATAAGGATTCCGCTTCCAGGTTCGCCAATGTCGACAGCGGCGGTAGTGCGAGCTACGACAACGCTTCCAATCCTAATGGCGTGCGCCCCGTATTTCTCTTATCCTAAATTCTCGCCCCCTTGTGGGGCGAGTTCAACAGACAACAAACAATAAATCAAATTTCGGAGGTCATTATTATGAGTTTAGAGAAAGCAAGTATTTCATGGAGCGCAAAACAGTTGAAGAACATGATTGCCAATGGCAAGATTGATTTCAACCATATCATTCAGAGGAGCTATGTGTGGGAGCGCAAGCGTAAGTCTGCCCTCATTGAGAGTATGATTATCGGCTACCCTATCCCTCCTGTCTTCGCAAAACGCTTTGACGATGGAACGGGTAAGCGTGGCGGTAACATCTACTGTATCATGGACGGAAAACAGCGGCTCTCTACTGTGGCGCAGTTCCTCAATGACGAGTTCGCCCTTACCGAGTTGCCGCCTGTGGTCTATATGGACGAAGCGTTCGGCGGTGAGTGCGAAACTGACATTACGGGCATGAAGTTCAGCGAGCTTCCCGAAGCGATTCAAGACCATCTGAACAGCGTCATTTTCTCCGTGACCTATTTCGATAACCTTACCAAAGAGGAGGAACGGGAGCTGTTCAAGCGGCTCAACGCTGGTAAGCCTTTGAGTACCAAGTCTCGTCTGCTCGCTTCGTGTAGCGACATTGAGGGTCTGCTGGATATTGGCTCTCACGAGCTGTTTGACGATATGCTGACCGACAAGGGGAAGGACAACAAGAATCAAGTCACCCTCGTTATGAAAGCGTGGTGCATGATGAACAAGACTATCGAGGAAGTGTCCTTCGAGGGCAAAGACTTCAATCCGCTGTTCGAGAACGCTTCCATTTCGGCAGACGAGCGGCTGGCACTGGACAAGGTGTTCGCCTTGATTCACGACACGCACCTCACGCTGGCAGAAAACAAGGAAAAGGCTGTCGCAAAGAAGCTGTACACCGAAACCCACATGATTTCCCTCGTACCGTTCTTCGCACAGGCGGTTGAAAGAGGTATCGAAGCTAACATGATGGCTGATTGGGTGTCTGACTTCTTCGGCTCTCATAGCGAGGAGTACGATATTGCCGCTGGTAACGGTTCGGCGAAGAACTCCAACATCACCACTCGGCACAATGTTCTCTCGGAGAGCTTCGAGCAGTTCTTCACGGAGGTATAAGGCTATGGCAGAGGATAGAGCAATCTGTCCTCTGCTCACCACAAACACCGTAATACAGAATGACAGGGTATCAATCGGTACTCAACCTGTCTTTTGTATCAAGGAACAGTGTGCATGGTGGGTTGAGGACAAACAAAAATGTGCAATAACAGCTATGGGAGGAAAAAGATAATGGCATTTTACATGAATCAAAGCAAAGGGGTGAAACGAGGAGACATTTTCTACATCGCAAATTCCAAGTTCTACTCCACTGACCCAAGTAACGAAGCCGGGAGACCCGGTATCATCGTATCGAACGATACACTGAACGAACATTCCCCTGTGGTCGAGGTGGTCTACCTCACGACCAAGGACAAGAAGCCCATGCCGACACACGTTGGTATTCTGTGCAAGATTCCTTCCACCGCATTGTGCGAGACCATCTACACGGTGACGAAGGACAGGCTCGGCGATTTCGTCCGCTCTTGCACCGATAAGGAAATGGCAGAAATCAACAGAGGTATGCTTTGCTCTCTCGGCATTACCGCTCCTGTTGTAGAGAGAGAGGTTAAAACTTCGGAGAACGCTGACACTACTTCGCTGGCGGTTGAGAAAAATCTCTATAAGACACTGTATGAACAGCTTCTCGACAAATTTACAGCGAGGTGACAGACAATGCAAGAGCTTTTTGAGACCCGTAATGGTCGGGTAATCATGGACGAGGACTTGTCCTCGAAGATGTACCTCATAAAGCACTATCACCCCGAGAAAGCGGACGAGACCAGTTCCGGGTTCGAATGGTCTGAAATGGGTATGGCAAACCTCTTTGGTTTGCTGTACTCACAAGAAGCTCGGTATTGCCCCGAGCATAAGAGCTGGTACACATACTTCGAGGGTGCATGGCGCAAGGACGAGGGAGCGATTCTCGTATCGGAGAAAATCAAAGACTTCGTGCGGCTGATGATTCTCTACTGTGGAGAAATCGAAGACGATGATTTGCGGAAATCTTACACCGGGTTTGTCAACAAAATGGGCGATAGGCGCATGAGAGACAGAATCCTCAAGGACGCTACAGGCGAGCTTCGCATTTCAGCGGTTAAATTCGACAGCGACCCATATCTGATTAACTGTCTGAACGGTACATACGACCTTCGAGACTACTCTTTCCGAGAGCATAGTTGGGAAGACTTTCTTACCATGCAGACCGCTTTCAACCACACGATTTCCCGTGATGTGAAGTGCGAGCGTTGGGAAAAATTCATTGACGAGGTAACACAGGGAAATAAGGACAAGGCTGATTTTCTTCAACGAGCGTTGGGCTACTCCATGCTCGGCATGAGCAACGAGGAGTGTATGTTCATTCTTCATGGCAAGACCACCCGTAACGGAAAATCGACCTTGCTCAACACTATAGAGACCATGCTCGGCGATTATGCCAAGGTAGCCCCTGTCGGTATGATTTGCCGGGGTGACAGGCGGAAGGACGCAGAAGCGGCAAGCCCTACTCTCGCCGGGTTGAAGGGCAAGCGATTTGTCACCATGTCCGAGAGCAACGAATACGGGAAGCTGGACGAGGAGAAAATCAAACAGCTTACAGGCGGTGAGGAAATCTCGGCTCGTGCGTTGTATCAATCGGCTATCACCTTCAAGCCGCAGTTTACATTATGGCTATCCTGTAACGACCTTCCGATGGTGACGGACAAGAGCCTGTTCGCTTCCGAGCGTATCAAGGTGGTGGAGTTCAATCGTCACTTCTCCCCGGAGGAACAGGACACGCACCTCAAGGACGAGCTGTGCGAGCAGTCCAGCATGAGCGGCATTTTTATGTGGCTGGTGCGTGGGTATATCCGCTACAAGGAGCGTGGTCTCACCATGACAGGCGAGCTTCGTGATGTAGTCACCAAGTACGAGCGAGACAACGACATTGTGTTGCAGTTCCTTGAGAACCGCTGTGAACGCAACGAATCCGTGACTATCAAGGCGAAAGACCTGTATCAAGCGTTTAAGATTTGGGCGAAATCAGAGGGTGCATACGTCCTCTCGGCGAGGAAGTTCAACTCCGAAATGGAACGTCACCCAGAATGGTTCGACAGGAAATCGACTTCCAGCGGATTTGTAATCTACTGGGGAGTAAAGCTCAAGGAGGTAATTTGATGTATGACATTTTTATACGCTTCACAGATGGAAGCAAGATAATTCTTCCGAACGTGAAAAGCTACACATGGAAACATGACATGGGCTGTCTTATGGTCGAGATAAACGGTTATCGACAGATGTTCAATCTCAATTCTGTGATGTTTGTCGGGCGTGTTTTCGATTTGGGCGAGGAGGTGGTGTCAGCATGATTGATAATCAATGTTTTGAGTGCGATTGCTACGATAGCGACTTCGGGTGTGCCTGTTCTTCGCTGGATAAATGGTACGCTTGCCCTCTCGAACCCGAACCTTCACCCGAAGACTTTATGACGGAGGAGGAATTGCAAGATGGCTCGTAATCGCTATCCCGGATATTGCTATTGTTGTGGTAAATATGTTCCTTCCGGGTATGGGCATTTCGAGCTTCAACGAGGGAAGCCCGGTAGCAAATGGCGCATTAAGTGTGTGAAATGTGCAAGCGGTAGAATCGTTAAAGATACCGATAAGGAGGTTGTGCGAATCCGCAAGGCATTGAAGGAGGAACAGGATAATGGACGCAGATAAAATTCCATCATGGGAGGAGCTTTGGAAAGAGGAGGACGGAGTTATGTACGCAATTCAAAATATCAATACAGGAAAGTTTGTCTATGGTACAGATTACCGTTTTTGCCCTCCTCATCAACGCACGAGCAAGAGCGAAATGCTCACTTATAGTACACTTGCGGAAGTCGCTCATGCTTTTTGGATAAAGAGAAAATGCGGCAAGGATTATCGCATTGTGAAGCTCAAAAAGCCAAAGGTGGAGAAGACTTTCGACTATTACGAGACGAAAAAGTTCATTTAACACGAATCGGATTGATTTTTAATCAAAAACGAATGGTGGAAGTAGTAAAAGTAGTTCAAATCGAGTTTTTGCGTGTAACTTCCTCTATATAGAAAATCCCTACTATTAAAAGTTACCGTAAAATTTGATTTTCAACTACTTTAACTACTGCATGAAGAATAACAATAAGAATTTTGGAAAGGAGACTTCAAGCATGGATAAGAAGACCGTTTCTGACGAGAAGACTGTCGAGAGCAAGGAGACTGTTTCGGAGGAGACTGTGCAGATTAGCCCTCGGACTGGCAAGCCGATTCAGAAGAAATACGCTCCGAAAAAGAAGGGGAAGCCCCGGGGCGGCAACTCTCCTGTGATTGGAGACAACGGACTGAATCTTGAAGCTGGTGACAACACAAAGTTTATGACGGTGAACATGACGCTGTTCAATATGCCCGACATAGACATGGAGAACGTGGAGGAGGTTCGGCAACGGTTGAATGATTTCTTCGCGTTGTACACAGAAGCAGACATGAAACCTACGGTAGCTGGTATGGCTATGGCGTTGAACGGTATGAGCAGACGTACATTGTGGGCTATTGTCAATGACGCTCCTACGGGTGGAGCTGGATATAAGACAGCGTTGCCGCCCGAGGTAGCCCGCTCCATAAAAAAGGCGTACAAAATTATGGAAAATTTGTGGGAAACCTATATGAACTCCGGGAAGGTCAACCCTGTGGCTGGTATCTTCCTCGGCAAGAACAACTATGGGTATCAAGACAAGACCGAGTACGTCCTCACACCGAACGCCCGAGACGAGAGCGACTATTCGGCTGATGAAATCCGAGAGCGGTACATCGCCACAGGTCAGCAGAAGCGACTTGAGCAAGGCTCTGACGAAGACCCAACCAGCGACTAACGACTTTGCTCCTCCAATTCTCAAGGATAGCGACTTTCGACTATCGCCGAGCGACTTTCCGACTTTCGACTTTGCGACTATCGACTATCCTTCGGATTGGAGGAGCTTTTTACCCTCTACCGCCCGGAAAATCTCACAGAAATTTGCACAGAATCCGCTCGGTTCTCTATCACTTTACAGTATTAAAGCAAGGCGGTGCATGACGGGCGGCGGCTCTGCCTGTGCTGTGGGCGTGGCGGCGTTGCCCTCTGTGCGCTCCTCTGTGGCTCTGTGAGCCGCTTTTCTGCCTGTGGTGGTATTCCTGTACCCTTGCACCGTTTCGGCGGCTCTACGGGCTTTTTACGGTGTTCTGTGAGGTGTGCCGCTTGTATATATGCCGCTGTGGGCTTCTGTGCGGCTCTGTGGTGGCGTTTTATGGCGTTGGTGTAGTCCTATAAGGGTACAGGCTTAAAATCGCTCTACGGGGCAAATACGGGCGTTCTACGGGGTGCGGCGTTTCCCGGCTGTGCTGTGCCTGTGGTATTCTGTGCCGCTGTGGGCGGCTCTGTGGGGCTTGTGCGGCGTTCTGTGAGTGGTGGACGCAATAAAGCCCCGGCGCAAGCTGTACCGGGGTAACGGAAAAGCCCGGATTTCTCCGGGCGTGTAGTCTTATTTATTCATTTTCAGCAGTTCGACAAATACTACGAACGGGAAAACAAGAACACAAAGTAAAATCATGTTTTCACCCCCTTTATACCACCGTGAACCGCTTGTAGGTTGTCGGGGTGCTGTATTCCGTGAATAGTTCCGGGTATTCCTTCTTGAATCCGCTGGAATCGAAACGGGAGCTTGTAACGGTCTTATTTGTTGCCTTGCTCGCCCCCTCTATGACGGTTTCCCGGTCTCCCATAATGGCAAGAATGGCGGCTTTTATGCTGTCGTTCATGGCTTGCAGTTCCTCAATAAGCCGCTTATTTTCCCGGTATTCGGTGCAAAGATTTTCAAAATTCGTCATAATGTTTTACCTCCATTCCTTTTCTATGGTTTCCCTGTCGTTTTCGTCCGGTTTCCGGGCGTATAGCTTGAGATACCGCCCGGACATTAACACGGTTTCAACGTCTGAAAAGTCGATGATATAGCACAAATCAGAATAGGCGTTATAGATGGTTGCGCCTGTGGTGTAGTTGCTCAAACAATATTGCTCACCGATGAAATAGCAATCTATTTCGTCAAGAATCCAGCTTATGACCTCCACCGCCGATATTTTCCCGGTTTTAAGCTCTGCGATTTGTTCCGGGGTGAAACGGAAATTTATATTTCCGTTCTGAAATTCTCGTATATTCTCATGCACTCTTTTCATGCTGTGACCTCCTCGAAATCAGTATCAATGACAGTTAAAACAGATACCCACAAATCAATATATTGACTTGTCCAGTTTCCGAAATCGTCTTGAAATTCGGTCTTGCCTGTAATGACATAGCCGCATTGTTTCGGTTCTCCCGTTGGCGTGTCTATGTACATCGGTTCTTTCGTTTTCATGGCGTTGTTGGAAATGGCTATATAGTGGCGGTCTTCCACTTGCGCCCGGTATTCATCAAGGGCGGCGGCTATGGTTTCCGCTGAAATGCGCTTTTCTGTGATAATATCTGAATCAATCCACCACTTTTTACAGTTGTGCGGCTTCATGGTCGTTGTGGTCTTGAAAATAAAGTTTTTCATGCGGCATAACCTCCATTCATTGAACAAAATTCTTTCAGCAGATTTTCAACGTTTTCCGTTCTTTCCTCATATGGGCGGCTGTAATCGTCCATGATTTCACGGGCTTTCTTTTCATATTCCCCGATACCGTCAAGGCGTTTCCCCGGCATACCTCTATAGCCTGTACAAATCGTTATCCCGTACACCTCATAAACATCGAAATTCCAACCGTAAACGCCACAAGTGTAGGCAATCGGGCTATGATTATGTAGCAATGTGGACAAATCGCAATACCCGGCGCAACGGATATTATAAGAACCGTTTACAATGGCTTTTCTTGTAGTCTTTACTTTCATTTTCTTTCCCTCCTTACAAGCTCATGTATTCCGCTTTATTCAGTCCGCAAAATGCGGCTATGTGTCTTCCTGTGGTTGCGCTCCAACCGCTCCACAGTTTCACCAGTTCCCCGGAAACAAGCCGCTTTATAATCGGCGTGTTATAGCTGTAAAGCGTTTCCGTTCCGTCCTGTGCCACTTCCACAATGGCTTTTCCATAAAAGCTCTTGCGCCCATCGTGGGGAATCAATTCATATCGTTTCATGGTGTTTACCTCCTGTTTATCTGATTTGTGTTAGTTCTTATCTCTTTGTGATTATAATATAACACGTTTTAGATTGTTTGTCAATCCTTTTCGGATAATTTTTTAATCTTTTTTGTGTTATTTTCAATCTGTAATTCCAAAATACAGCTCTTATAAGCTCTGTATTTCTGATTTGTTATTCTTATTATAATTCTGAATTATAGAATTGTCAAGCTCCAATTTATCCGATTTGTGTTATTTTCCAATCTTTCTTATATGGGCGGCTACTGTGGCGGTGTTGGTGTAAAACCTAATCTTGATTAACCGCAAGCGTGGCGGCGTGTTGGTGCTGTGGTGGAGCTTTTCAGCCTGTGGGAGCTGTGCCGGGGGCATATCCCCCCCCGGGGGGGGTTGACAGCCGCCGCACGAGGGGGAGGGAGTGCTGTGAGTACCCCGAAAAATTAAAAAGGTCTATATAAAAGATAAATTCTAATCCTATCCGTGTTGACAATTCTCATTAAAAGTGCTATACTACTATCGAAATCAATTCAGAAGGAGGTAAAATCCACATGGTTAGGAACAATATCGAGGTCGATGTGAAGGTGAAATGCGTTGAAGCCAACATGACCCAACAGCAAGTCGGCGAGACCATAGGCACGACAGGTCAGTATGTCAACCGTATCATCAAGAAGAAGGACGGTATCGTGAACAAGACCTTCGTTGAAATGCTGGAAGCCCTCGGGTATGACATTGAGCTGACTTACATTAAAAGGGAGGAAAAATAATGAGAATAATTGGAAATAATGATGTTGTAACACAACTACGATTTCACCATCACGGAGCAGAATTGAACTTTGAGTGTATGCTCAATCCCAACCCTTATAAACCTGTTACAGACTTATCACAGGGTAATCGTGCTACTATTGAGTTTTCTGATTTACACGAAGTTGATTCTCTTATCGAAATGCTTAAAAGATTCAAACAGGAAGCTATTTTGGGTTATATGGGCGAATGGAAATCGACCCGATGAAGTAGTAAAAGTAGTTGAAAATCGGTTTTTGCGTAAACTTTTTCTTATAGACCCCCTTATAGGCGAAATTCCCCGCAAAAATTGAAAAAGAACTACTTTTACTACTTCCACCAATACAACCAGCGTTAAAAGTTATCCGTTTCGGATAAGAGGAGGTGATTATCTCGTGAAGAAAGCGATTGGTTATATCCGGGTATCTACGGAGGAACAATCTGCTGATGATAAATACGGTATTGAAGTCCAACGACAGGCGATTCTCGCCTATGCCGCAGACAATGACTACGAAGTAGTTCACTGGCTGACCGATACAATTAGTGGTGCGAAGGACAACCGCCCCGAGTTGGACAAGATTCTCTATCAGTCCGACCAGCTCCCACAACATGAAGCTGTGATTGTCTTCAAAAATGACCGTGTGGCTCGTGACACGAAGTTGTATTTCTACTACTTCTACACGTTGGAGAAGCGGAACGTGGCTCTGCTCTCCACCGAGGAGCATTTCTCGGAGGGAGACGATTTCGCCAACATTTACCGCTCTCTGCTGATGTTCGTTGCAGAACAGGAACGGAAGAACATCGCCTTGCGTACAGGCAGAGGTCGTTCTCTCAAGGCAAGGTGCGGCGGCTACTCGGGCGGCAACAAGCCTTATGGGTACTATGCTGTCGATGGGGTTCTCATGTTGAATCCGAAGGAGCGTCCTGTCGTGGAGATAACCTTCCGTGAGCATGACGAAAATCAAACCTCGTTGACAGACATTTGCGACCTACTTTATGACAAGGGTTATCGCACTCGTAAGGGAAAGCGATTCCAACCCTCCACCATTCGAGGGATTCTCGCAAATCGTCCATTTTACGAGGGAATGTATAAATACGGGGATATGGGTTGGGTTCAAGGTGTTCACACCCCTATCCTTCCATTGGAGGTGTGAAATGAAGAAGATACTGTCAATTTTGTGCGCCGCTGTGCTGGTGCTGTCCTTGACAGCTTGCGGCGGCGAACCCGAGCATACGATTTCGTATGTAGAAGCCGAGCGAATGGAATTGCTCGACCAGTACGATTGCGTTGCGGTCTACACACAGTACACCAACGGAAGCTCCGAGACAGCTATCCCGGCAGACTGGGTAGAGGTGAAAGCGTTTCAGAATGGCGTTGAACTGGGTGTCCTTGTGCCGACAGGTGAACGAACCAATGGATATGTGCAATGCGACACCAACGTACAGAGTGGTGCTGTCGTAGATGTGGTTTGGTTCTTCCAGTTAGACGATGATTCCGAGGTCTCACTTGAAATCACAGGGAATGACACCATCAAAGTTCCTCTGACGGAGGAGTGAGCCTATGGTTTTCATACCCGTATTGGTTGTAGCGTTGATTCTTTGGGTGTTTCTGAAATGGCTGAATGATTATGAAAAACCGAAGAATCCGAAGAAGACAAAACGACAAGCTGATTTGAAAAATGCTCTTGAGGATTTCAAAAGTCAGTTGGATATTAGAAAATGAGAAAGGTGCGTTATCGCACAGAGAGTAAATCTCTGAACGGTAGCGCACCTTTTCTTTGTTTACGGAGGTATTTATGGAACAGTTACTTAAAGCGATTCTCGCTGAAATCAAAAAGACCCCCGAGGGCAGTCAAGCCTACGAGGATTTGTACCACATGAGCAAGGAAGCGATGAAGACCGATGAAGCTCTCGGGGTGAAGTACCTCAAGCTCCTATCGGCGTTCATTGAAAAGCAAATTCCGCTTTCCAAAACCGATAAAGAGTTGAGATTCCTGTTCGGTCTGCATAAGAAGGTGTTGCACGCCGCCGCTCCTTTCGATTTTGATTCCTATATGCTCTATGTAGAATGGAACAGAGAACCCGAGAAGAAATTTTATCCTCCTCGCAGAAAGGTTCTCAAACAGGTGGTGGACGCATTACAGGAGCTTGCAGACGATAAGCTGGATTTGCTCACTGTCAGTCTTCCTCCCGGTAGCGGCAAGACCACTCTTGCCATTTTCTATCTCACATGGCTCGCTGGCAAGATTCCGAACGAGCCTATGCTGACGGGTAGCCACTCGAACGCATTTATTCGAGGTGTGTATGACGAGTGCTTGCGAATTTTGGACAAGGACGGGGATTATCTGTGGGCTGACGTTTTCCCGGCAATCAAGGTCTCCAACACCAATGCCAAGGATTGTCGTATCGACCTTGACAAGAGACAGCGTTTTGAGACGTTGGAATTTACCTCTATCGGTACGGGTAACGCTGGTCTGTATCGTGCGGCAACCCTCCTCTATTGTGATGATTTGGTTTCTGGTATCGAGGTAGCTCTCTCCAAGGAGCGTCTTGACAAGCTGTGGGAAACCTATACCACTGACCTTAGACAGCGTAAAATCGGAGACCATTGTAAGGAGCTTCATATTGCTACCCGTTGGTCTGTCCATGATGTAATCGGTAGACTTGAGCGTGAGTATATCGACAGTGATAGAGCGAAGTTTATCGTTGTTCCCGCTCTCGATGAAAACGATGAATCAAATTTTGACTATGCTTACGGTGTTGGATTCTCCACAAGGTTTTACCATGAGCAGAGAAACATCATGGACGATGTGAGCTGGCGAGCGTTGTATATGAACGAGCCTATTGAGCGTGAGGGTCTTGTATATTCTCAAGACGAGCTTCGCCGCTACTTCGAGCTTCCAAAGGAAGACCCGGACGCAATTATCGGTATATGCGATACGAAGGACAAAGGAGCTGACTATGCGTTTCTTCCCGTTGCTTATGTCTATGGACAGGATTACTACATTGACGATTGCGTGTGCGATAATGGTCTTCCGAACATCGTTGACGCTCGCTTGACGGAAATTCTTGTGCGAGACAAGGTGAAATCCTGTCGGTTTGAATCAAACTCCGCTGGTAGGCGTGTAGCCGAAAAGATACAAGGCGAAGTCAAGAAGCGTGGCGGCATTACCAACATCACGACCAAGTTCACTACTGCCAACAAAGAAACGAAAATTATCGTCAACAGCGCATGGGTTAAGGAGCATTGTCTTTTCAAGGATTCCTCTCTCTATCAGAAGAAATCTGATTACGGTAAAATGATGGATATGCTCTGCTCTTATACTGTGGCTGGCAAGAACAAGCATGACGATGTTCCCGATGGCATGGCTATGCTGGCAGAATACGCACAGAGCTTGTCGGGAATGAGGGTCGAAGTGTTCAAGCGTCCTTGGTGATGGATTGGTTTTCCACATTATTTACAATATTATCAACATTTTGTGTATTGCTCTATTGACAAACACAATATCTTGTGGTATCATGTGATGTAGAAAACGAATATGGATTTTTATGTGGGTGCATGATTGCACGAGGTTTTTTAGTCCTCGAAGCAGTTATGCACCCACTTTTATTTTGTCAGAAAGGAGGAGCAATCGTGGCAAATCAGATTGACGAGAGTAAGCCTTTGAGCGAAACAAGGCTTATGAGCGGTAGGCGTGTTATCAAGACCAGCGAGACGGAAATCACGGAAGCGAATGTTGTTGAAGTGCTGAACAAGGCGTTGGCGATTCATTCCTATAACCGTAGCGAGATTGATTACCTTTGGAAGTATTTCAAAGGAGACCAACCTATCCGTTACCGCAAGAAAGATGTGCGCCCCGAGATTTGCAACAAGATTGTAGAAAATCGTGCGAACGAGATTGTCTCCTTCAAGGTCGGTTATCTCTGTGGTGAGCCTATCCAATATGTGAGCCGGAATGGTGGCGAGGAGGTTGTCAATGCAATCAATACGCTCAACGAGTATATGTTCGCCGAGGATAAAGCCGCTCAAGATCAAGAGCTTGTCGAATGGCAGATGGTTTGTGGAACAGCTTATCGTCTCGTGCTTCCCGATGAACCGGGCGAGGAGGACGAAGCCCCGTTCGAGCTTTATACGCTTGACCCGAGAGACACCTTCGTTGTGTACTCGAACGAAATCGGCAATAAGCCCATGATGGCAGTCAAGTACAGCAAGGACGATAACGAGATTTTCCATTATTCCATCTATACCGAGAATCGTTATTTCCATGTTGATGGAGACCTTCTCAACCATGAGAAGTGCAAGCCGCACGCTCTTGATATGATTCCGATTTTCGAGTACCCGGCAAATAACGCAAGATTGGGAGCGTTTGAGATTGTGCTTCCTCTGCTGGACGCTATCAACCAAGTGGATAGTAACCGTATGGACGGGATTGAGCAGTTGGTACAGGCGTTTATCAAGTTTATTAACTGTGATATTAGCAAGGAGGAATACGAGGAGTTCTTACAGCTCGGAGCAATCAAGGTTAAATCTGTCGATGGACAGAACGCCGATGTAGGTGTGGTTACTTCCGAACTGAATCAGACACAATCGCAGACCCTCAAGGAAGACATTTACAATGCTGTTCTTACGATTTGCGGTATGCCGAACCGTAACGGTGGTTCTTCTACCAGTGATACAGGCTCGGCGGTATTGCTTCGTGATGGCTGGTCTGACGCAGAAGCTCGTGCCAAGGACAGTGAGAATGTGTTTAAGCGTTCGGAAAAGAAAATGCTCAAGCTGGTACTTCGTATCTGCCGAGACCTTGGAGAACTCAATCTCTTTTTGAAAGACATTGACATGAAGTTCACTCGGAGGAATTACGAAGCGATTCAGAGCAAGTCACAGGTGCTTATCTCTATGCTTCAAGAACCGAAGATTCACCCACAGCTTGCTTTCCAGCATAGCGGTATGTTCTCTGATTCCGAGAGTGCTTACACCATGAGCATGAAGTATTACGAGGAACAGCAGAAAAAAGCGGAAGCTATTGCACAGAAAACCAAGCCTGTTGAGGGCGAGGACACTGACCCCGAAGACGATGTTTAAGCGGTTCGCCGCTTCAAATATGGCGGTAGAGAAACCGCCTTAACAAATCGCAGAAAGGTAGAGAAACCTTAAATCGCAAACACGGTCACAGAAGACTTGAAAAGACAAGGAGGACTTTTACATGGCAAAGATTGATGTTGCTCAAATCGAGGGTTATGAAAACATGACCCCGGAACAGAAAATTGCCGCATTGGAAGGGTTTGATATGCCCGAGCCGGATTACAGCGGCTATGTGAAGAAAGATGTTTTCGACAAGACCGCTTCTGAACTGGCTGATAAGAAAAAGCAGTTGCAAGCGAAAATGACCGAGGACGAAGCCGCCAAGCAGAAGGAACAGGAGGAACGAGAAAAGCTCCAAAAGGATTATGAAGCGTTGCTTCATAAGACTACCGTTTCCGAGCATAAGGCAAAGTTTTTGGCTATGGGCTATGACGAGAAACTGGCTGATGAAACCGCAGAAGCTATGGCAAACGGTGACATGGCAAAGGTTTTCGCTAACCAGCAGAAGCACCTCGAAGCATACGGAAAGAAAGTTCGTGCGGAAGCCCTTAAAAATACACCGAAGCCTACCCCCGATGGGGATAGCAAAACCATGACGCTCAAACAGCTTCGGGCTATGACCCCACAGGAACGCTATCAGTATTCTGTGGAACACCCGAGCGAGTACAAAGAATTATACGGAGGTAATGAATAATGGCACATACAATTTATGACAATTTCTACCTCTCTAACGAGGTGGAAGACCAGTTCAACTCCCACTTGAATCTGCAACAGTTCTGTACTGTTGACAATTCTCTTGTGGGTACTGCTGGTATGGTTCGTAAGATTAACGTCTATCGGGCTACCGATGGTACGGAGAAGCTGGCGATGGGCGAAGGTAACACCAAGTCCATTGAGGTTTCCTACACCCCGGAGGAGTACCGTATTTTGATGGCGCAGAACAAGTTCCAGTATTTTGACGAACAGGAAATGACCGACCCCATGCTCGTTCCTGTCGGCACTCGTCACATGGGTACGGATATGTTCAACACCGTCAATGCGGATATTTTCGCAGAGTTCAATAAGGCTACGCTGACAGTGACTACCGCAAAGGTGGATTTCGGGGCGTTCGCTGACGCTGTGGCGGCACTGAACATTGAAAGCACTGACAATGACCCGGCACAGGTCGCTCCTATGACCTTCGGTTTTGTCTGCCCTTCCGATATGGCACAGCTCCGTAAGAATCTCGCCGAGGATTTGAAGTACGTTGAATCCTTTGCCCGTAGCGGCTATGTCGGTACTGTGGCTGGCGTGAACCTCTACACCAAGAAGGACGCTGTAAGCGGTACTATCATCGTTGCCACTCGACAGGCAGTTACCCTTTTCAACAAGAAGGGTGTGGAGATTGAACAGGAGCGTGACGGTGATATTCGTCAGAATACCATCTACTCTCGCAAGTATTACCTTGCGGCTCTGACTGACGCTACTAAGGCGGTCAAGATTACTGTCTCTGCTGGCTAATGATAGGAGGTGGATAGCATGAGCGAGGAGGAAAAGCTGATTGCTCTTAGGGCTATGGTCGGTGGCTCTGACACAGACGAAGTGTTATCCACTTACCTCAAGCTGGCTGGTCGAAAGATTATAGCAAGAGCATACCCGTATGACCCGAGCGTGACGGAAGTTCCCGTACAGTATGACACTCTCCAATGTGAGATTGCCGCATATATGCTGAATAAGCGAGGTGCAGAGGGTCAAACCTCTCACTCTGAGAACGGTATATCCCGTTCTTACGAAAATGCCGATGTTCCAGCGTCCATGCTCAAGGTAGTTACTCCGCATTGTGGGGTGATTAAATGAGGACGATGTTGAGAAATAAAAGCAGTTTCTATTATGCACTGTACGAGAGCAAGGTTGCAAAAACGGACGAGTACGGAAATGTAACAGGGGAATACGATGTGATTCACGGAAACCCAGTAGAGTTCGCCGCCAATATATCTGCCGCCAAGGGTGAGACCACCACAAGGCAGTTTGGTGAGAGTGAATCCTACGATAAGGTGATTGTCATGGATAATGACGCTCCACCGATTGACGAGTACACGATTCTTTGGGTCGATAAAGTTCCACAGGTTGATGAAACCGGGGCTTTGACTACCAACGAGGAGGGCGAGGTTATCACCCCACACGATTATATTGTGAAGAAGGTAGCCCGGAGCTTGAACAGCGTGTCGATTGCGATAAGCAAGGTGAACGTCAGTGGGTAAGCGAAAAATCACCTTCGGATTATCCGAGCAGAGCATTGAAGGAGCAATTAGGGAACTGGCAGATTACAAGCAAGAGATTCTGAAAAAGACAGAACTCCTCCGAGACCGAGTAGCCGAGCGGCTGGCTGATGAAGCAAGGAAAGGCTTTACCGGGGCTGTGGTGGACGATTTGGTTCGAGGAGGGCAACGCTACGCACAGGTCGATGTGTCGGTAGACAATCGAGGTTCGGTTACGGTTGTAATCGCAAGTGGCGAAGACGCTGTGTGGGTTGAGTTTGGTGCTGGTGTCTATCATAATGGCTCACCCGGTTCTTCCCCTCACCCTCATGGTGCGGAACTGGGTATGACAATCGGTGGATTCGGTAAGGGCAACGGTAAGAAAGAGACGTGGGGATTCTATGAGGAGGGCGAACTCAAGCTCACACATGGTACTCCGGCTGTCATGCCGATGGCTCGGGCTGTCACCACCGTTTGTAATGAAATTTCACAGATAGCGAGGGAGGTGTTCGGTTGATTGACATTGAGACAGAGGTTTTCAATACCGTATCTGCAAAGGTGCGTGAGAAGTACCCGAAAATTTACATGACTGGCGAATATGTTAAGTCTCCTCCTTCCTTCCCGTGTGTCTCTCTCATTGAGACTGACAATCAGATTTATCGGAATACTCGCACGACAGAGTGTATCGAAAATCACGCACAGTTGCTTTATGAGGTGAATGTGTACTCGAACAAGCAGAGCGGCAAAAAGGCTGAATGTAAGGCAATCATCGCTCTGATTGACAAGCGAATGGAAGCTCTCGGGTTCACTCGAACACTTCTAAATCCTGTTCCGAACGAGGAGGACGCTACTGTTTATCGTATGGTGGCTCGTTATCGAGCAATCGTTTCAAAAAACAAAGTAATTTACAGGAGGTAAAGAATCATGGCTATTAGCACCTATAAGATTTTCCTTATGCAGAAGAAGTCTACTGCATGGGAGAAGCTGATTGACATTAAGGAGTTCCCGGATTTGGGCGGCACTCCCGAAATGCTGGAAACCACCACCCTGTCTGACAAAATGCAGACCTATATTCCGGGTATTCAGAGCCTTGACGCTCTTGAGTTCACTTCCAACTATACGTTGGAGGAATACAAGAAGCTGAAAGCTCTTGAGGGCATTGACAACGAGTATGCGGTTTGGTTCGGCGGTACGGAAGCTGGCGATACCGTTACTCCTACCGGGTCTGACGGTAAGTTTAAGTTCAACGGTCAGCTCTCCGTGTTCCCTGTGGGCGGCGGCGTGAATGAGGTTGTAGATATGACTATCACTATCGCACCTTCTACGCCTATCAGCATGGACGAGAGTGCAAGTGCGTAAGCAGTAAATCATAAGGAGGATAAATCATCATGGCAAAGCAGTTGAAATTCACATACAACGACAAGGAGTACACCCTTGAGTTTACTCGCCGCACCGTAACGGAAATGGAGAAGAAGGGCTTTATCGCCGCCGAGGTTGAGAACAAGCCCATGTCCACTCTCCCGGCACTGTTCGCTGGTGCGTTCCTTGCTCACCACAGGTTCGAGAAGAAGGAGGTCATTGACGCTATCTTTGAGAAGCTGACGAACAAGGAGGAGCTTATCGGTAAGCTGGCTGAAATGTACAACGAGCCGATTATGGCACTCGTAGAAGAACCCGAGGAAAACGAGGGAAACGTAAGCTGGACAGCGAGTTGGTAAGTGATTCACTGTCCGATGAATCCGCTGACGAGGGGAGCGAGCGTGAGAATCGCTTCGCTTCCCCTTTCCCTTATACGGAGATTTTTTATAAGAAGTTCCCCTATTACTTATCAATAGGCATGACGGAAGAACAATACTGGGATAGGGATAGTACCCTCGTCAAGTATTACCGTGAAGCAGAGGAGCTTCGACAAGAGAAGTTCAATCAAGAAGCATGGTTACAAGGTATGTATGTTTATGACGCTCTTGCTCGGATTGCCCCTATCCTACACGCTTTCGCCAAGAAGGGAACTAAGGCTCAACCTTATGTTGAGGAAGCGTACCCTATCGGCAAAAAGAAAATGGAGGACGCACAACTCAAGAAGGAACGAGCTAAGTCACAAAAGGGTGTGCGCTATATGCAAGCGTACATGGTGGCGAATAATAAACGATTTGAAGAAAGGAAGTGAGTTATATGCCTACCACCATTGAAAGTCTCGAATTGGAAGTACAGCAAAACGCAAGTTCGGCTGTCGGTGGTATAGACGCTCTTTCCGCTTCTTTGTCAAGGCTTAAAAACGCAGTCAAGGGCGGTGTGGGGTTAAACAGCGTGGCGAATCAAGTACGCAATCTCAACACCGCCCTTCAAGGTATGGACAGTTCTTCCGCTGACAAAATCGACAAGCTGGCTAATAGTTTGTCAAAGCTCAAAGGACTGGGGAGCATTAAGATTTCCTCGTCCATCGGCAATCAGCTCAAGAATATCGGGAGTGCCGCTTCTTCTCTGAATGGAGCGGATTTCTCGGGTATCAGCAAGCTCTCGGCGGCACTTCAACCGTTGAGCAGTATCGGTAAGGCTTCGGGTTTGCAGTCTACCATTACCCAGTTGCAGAAGTTACCGCAGTTGGCGCAAACGCTCAACACGGTAAACTGGGCTACACTCACCAGTCAACTACAGCAGTTGTCCAATGCGCTTGCTCCGTTGGCAAATCAGCTTAATACGGTCTCAACCGCTTTCGCAAGTTTGCCTACGAATATTCGCCGAGTGGTAACAGCTACCAATGCTCTCCCTCAAGCGAATAACAAGGCGGCTACCAGCTATGTAAACCTGTGGGCGAAGCTCAACATGGCTATCAATGCTGTACGAACCGGGGCGAGGGTTCTCGCTTCGTGGATTACACAGTCAAACCAATACATCGAAGATTTGAACCTGTTCACCGCTTCTATGGGGCAGTATGCCGCAGAAGCTCAAAAATATGCTGAACAGGTCGGTGAACTTATGGGTATTGACCCCGGCGAGTTCATGCGAAATCAAGGTGTTTTCAATACTATTATCAGCGGTTTCGGCGTGGCAAGCGACCAAGCATATCTCATGTCGAAAAACCTTACACAGCTCGGCTATGACATTTCCTCGTTCTTCAATATTAGCTTTGAAGACGCTATGACGAAGTTACAGTCGGGTATCTCGGGCGAGCTTGAACCGCTTCGTAGGTTGGGCTATGACCTCTCTGTTGCTCGTTTGCAACAGGAAGCGTTGAATCTCGGTATTGAGAAAAGCATATACGACATGACACAGGCTGAAAAGTCACAGCTCCGCTACTATGCGATTATGACACAGGTAACGGTGGCACAGGGCGATATGGCTCGTACATTGAACGCCCCGGCAAATCAGCTTCGTGTTTTACAGGCGCAAGTAACCCAGTGTGCAAGGGCTTTGGGTAATATCTTTATCCCGGCTTTGAACGCTGTTCTGCCTTATGCTATCGCTCTTACTAAAGTTCTTCGCATGGTGGCGAGCGCAATCGCAAGTTTCTTCGGATTTACTCTCCCCGAGGTGGATTACTCCGGGATTTCCGCTGGTGCGTCTGCTGTCGGCGATTTGGCTGACGGTGCGGACGATGCCGCAAGTGGATTGGGTAACGCCGCTAAAGCGGCAAAGAAGCTGAAAAATGCAACACTCGGTATTGACGAATTGAACATCATTTCCCCGAACGATAGTTCCGCTTCGGGCGGTAGTGGCTCGGGTGGAGCTGGTATCGGCGGTGGTGCTGGCGATTTGGGAATTGACCTTCCTACCTATGACTTTCTCGGAGACCTCGTAAATTCGAGAGTTGACGAAATCGTTGAAATGATAAAAGGAGCCATGAGCGAAATTACCGCTGTTATCAGCGGATTCCTGTTGGCAATAGGTACTATTCTTGTTGTCACGGGAGCGAACATTCCGCTCGGTCTCGGTCTTATGGCTGTTGGTGCTGTGGGGCTGGCGGCTGTTATAGCGGAGAATTGGAACGGTATGTCAGAGAGGTTGGCAAAGACGCTCACGCTTGTCACGGGGATTCTCGGTGGATTCCTGTTGGCGATTGGTGCGTTCCTCGTCTTCTCGGGCGTAAATGTTCCTCTTGGTGCTGGACTTATGGTGGCTGGTGCGGTATCTCTCGCAACCGCCGCTACGATAAATTGGAAGTTCCTCAACGGTGATATGAAAAACGCCTTGTCTATTCTGACAGGTATAATCAGCGGTGCGCTGTTGGCTATGGGTGCGCTGTTCGCCTTTACAGGAGTTTCCGTTCCTCTCGGTATCGCACTCATGGCGGCTGGTGCTATCGGACTGGCTACCGCAGTTGGTCTTAACTGGGATTCCATGTCAGACCCTATGCGGAAAGCAATCGGTACACTGGAAGCGATTGTTGGCGGTGCGTTACTGACATTCGGTGCGATTTTGGCACTTACAGGCGTGAATATCCCTCTCGGTGTTGGCATGATTGCCGCTGGTGCAATCTCCATCGTATCGGCGGTAGCTCTTAACTGGGATTCCATTACGGGAGACCTCAAAGGTTCTATCTCCACAATCACTTCGATTGTGAGCGGTGCTTTAATCGGTATCGGTGCGATTCTTGCTCTGACGGGAGTTGCTACACCGCTCGGTATTGCGATGATTGCCGCTGGTGCTGTCGGGATAATTGCCACCGCTTCTCTTAACTGGGGAGCTATGACAGAGAAAATCAAGGCGGTTCTGAAAGAAATCGGTATCGCTGTGGGTGCGGCTCTGATAGCTGTCGGCGCAATTCTCGCATTGACAGGCGTAGCGTTGCCGCTTGGTATCGCACTTATCGCCGCTGGTGCTGTATCTCTTGTGGCTGGTGTAGCTCTTAACTGGGATTCCATTGTCAGCAAAATCAAAGGGGTACTCAAGGAGATTGGCATTGTCGCTGGTGCGGCTATGCTGGCTCTCGGTGTCATTCTCTGTCTGACTGGTGTAGGGATTCCGCTCGGCGTGGCTTTGATTGCCGCTGGTGCGGCTTCGTTGGTTTCGGGTGTGGCTCTTAACTGGGATTCCATTAAGAACAAGGTTTCCGAGGGCTTGAGTGCCATCGCTGACAAGTTCGGTGAGTTCAAAGATTGGGTCGGTGAAAAGCTCGAAGGTGCGAAAAGCACTATCACAACATGGGCTGGCAATGTGAAGGAGTTCTTTACAAAGGGAGCTGACGGTAAGAACGCCATTGACAATATTAAAGAAGCGGCTGGCGAATGGGGTGAGAGCTTCAAAGAAGGTCTTTCCGAGAAGTTTGAAAATGCAAAAAGTTGGGTCAAGACCAATATCACAACGCCCCTCTCGAAAGCGATTGAGAAAAGTCCTGTCGGCGAACTGGCTATCGGCGTTAAGAACACCGCTTCCGAGTGGTGGGAAAAGGCAAAGGGTTGGTGGAATGACGCAACCAAGGACGGTATTTCCGTTGAAGCTGGCGTAGAGCTGGCAAAGAAGGGTTGGTCTACAGTCAAGAACTGGATTGGCAACCTTCCTACACTTTCACAAACAGTTGGGCTTTTGAAAAAAGGCTGGTCTTCCGTAAAAGAATGGGTCGGTAATATTCCGATTGTGCAACAGGGAGTGGAACTGGCGAAGAAAGGCTGGACTACCGTCAAGAACTGGATTGGTGACATTCCGGGCGTATCACAGGCAGTAAGCCTTGCTAAGTCGGGTTGGCAGACCGTAAAGAGTTGGGTTGGCAACATTCCTACACTCTCACAGGGAATTTCTCTACTGAAATCCGGGTGGACAACGGTTAAGAACTGGGTCGGCAATATTCCAATTCTTTCACAGGGTATCAACTTGATTAAGTCGGGTTGGACAACCGTTAAGAATTGGATTGGAAATATCCCTACCCTGTCGCAAGCTATCAGTCTTATTAAGAGCGGCTGGACTACCGTAAAGGGTTGGATTGGTAACATTCCCACCTTGTCACAGGCGATAAAGCTCATTAAGAGCGGCTGGACTTCGGTTAAGAACTGGATAGGCAATATTCCAGTATTGTCTCAAGGGATTAAGCTACTGAAATCCGGGTGGACAACGGTTAAGGGCTGGATTGGTAATATTCCTGTTATCAGTCAAGGTATTTCGCTTATCAAGAGCGGCTGGTCTACTGTGAAAAAGTGGATTAACACTTCTACGGTATCTGTTGGTATTTCGCTGTTTAAGTCGGGCTGGTCTTCTCTGTCCTCATGGATTGGTAATAAGGTTTCTGTCGGCGTATCGCTGTTCAAGTCGGGCTGGACTTCTATCAAGAAGTTCTTCGGACTATCGAGCGGCGGCTACGACACAGGACACGGATTCAAGATGTTTTCAAGCGGCGGCTTTATAAACGCAAATGGTAATAGCGGATTTTGGAAGTCGATTCCGATGTACGCAAACGGTACAGCGAACGCTGGTTCGCATGGCTCGATGTTTGTCGCTGGCGAGAACGGGGCTGAAATGGTCGGACATATCAACGGTCAGACCGAGGTTCTGAACCGCTCGCAAATTGCTCAAGCGATGAAAAGTGCTGTTGTGGCTGGTATGTCGCAGTTTACCGGGTATTGGCGCAATCTCAATAGTCAGATGGCTATTTGCTCGAACGCCATTATCCGCTCTATCCTCGTAAGTTCCGATGTGATGAACGCAAGTCTCGCTACGGTGGGCGGCGGTTACGACCCGACAAACGCACTGGCGCAGTCGGTCTATGAGGATTCGCAGAGGGCTTACAACAGCTCCTTCTCCGATGATTCTCTGTCTCGGTCTATGAGGGAGTTCTACCGGGAGTATGTTGAACCTACTCTCAAGGAGATTGCTTCTGACACCAAGAGACAGGCTGACAAGAAGGAGCAGACCATCGTACAGGTTGGTAATCGTACAATCAATGACGCTGTGGTGACACAGCAGAAAGCAAACGGTTACAGTTTTACGAAGTAAGGAGGTGGTAACGATGGCGTATTTGGCGATAAATGGTTATGAGTTACCACCTTGCAAGCGAGGTGTGAAGGTAATCGTAACCACTGTCGTTGATTCCGGGCGAGACGCTAACGGTGCTGTGGTGGGTCAGAGGGTCGGACGAGACCAGTACAAGATTGACGGGCTTGAGTGGGCGTGGCTCACCGCCGCCCAGTGGGAAAGAATCTTGAGCATACTGAAAAACTTCTTCGTCTATGTGACTTTTAATGACCCTGTAACCAACAGTCGTAAGACCGTGAGAATGTATTGTGGAGACCGCACAGGCGAACCCTACTGGGTCAACGGTAGCGGCACTCCCACACATTACACGAATTGCAAGGTAAATCTCATTGACACTGGCGAGTAAGGAGAGTGATTAAATGCAGAAGGTATCAAAAGCCTATAAAGAAAGCATGAAATCCTCCCTCCGAGAGAGGGCGTACATTATGCTCTCTTTCGGGCTTGTCAATCAAGAAGCACAGGCTAAAGCCACAATCAGCGAGGGCAGTTTTGCTTACTACTCCAATAAGGAGAACATTTTCGGCGAACATCGAGACGATACGGTGTACGCCACACTTGAGGAGAATTTCACCACAGTAGACGGGTCTATGTTCTTCCTTCCCCGACAGAGCGTTGGTGGAAGCTATTACGATACTGGGATTATCTCGGAGAAGCTACTGACCGAAGCACAATGCGAGCTGACAATCAGCTTGAATACGATAGCCACAGATTTTAAGGGTCTCACGATTAACTTCGGCGAGAACTACCCTGTAGACTTCGACATTGTGGCGAGTACAGGTCAGACGATTGAGTTCCGGGGGAACACTGAATCGAAGTGGAGTACCGAGGAGGTGCTTGAGAACACGACCTATGTCAAGTTGGTGTTTTATACCATGAAGAATCCACAGAGCAGACTTCGTATTTATTCTATTCTGTTCGGTTACGGGTTGGTTTACTATAACGATTCCGTCATGGGTTCTTCACTTGACAGCTATGTTTCCCCTATCGGGGCAGATGTGCCGCAGATTGATTTCTCGGTACAGCTCAAGAATTATGACCGCTATTTCAATGTGGATAATCCTAAATCAGCGATTAACTACCTTGAAACTGGACAGGAAATGGACATTATGTACGGGTATCAGCTCCCCGATTCTGACGAGATAGAGTGGATTCAAGGAAACCACCTTCTCTGCTCCGAGTGGGAAAGCGATGATAACACCGCCACTATCCGTTGCCAAGATATTTTCAGAAATATGGATTCCGAGTATGTCAAGGGTTTGTACAGTTCCAGCGGCAAAAGCTATTACGAATTGGCTCAAGAGATACTGGCTGACGCTGGTATCACCGAGTATTACATTGACCCGAGGTTGAAGAAGCTCTACACGAACAATCCAATACCGAGGGTACAGCACAAGGAAGCGTTGCAGATTATCGCCAATGCGTGTCGATGTGTGTTGACGCAGACAAGGTTTGGTTACATTCAAATCAAGTCAAACTTCATGCCCGAAGCGACCATAACGACCAATGGCGAAACCTCGTTTTCCAATGCGGCGAATGTGTTGAATGAATCAGAGAAAGCAGAGTACGCTACGCTGGCTGGCAATTACACTCCTGTCAATGGCGGTATGTACTTTCTCCCGAAAAGTGGAGCGGCAACGCTGAACACGGGGTATGTGTCAGAGGAGATTTCCAACGCTGACTGTCAGTTCACGAACAACCCAGTAGTCACAATCACGATGGAAGCTATCAGAGCGTACTACGGATTGGAGCTGGTCTTTGGACAAGCTCTCCCCTCCGCTTTCACAATCCGCACCTACAACAGCGGTACGCTGGTGAACGAGTTTTCTATCACCGCTGACGAAATCGACAAGACAACGGTTATCCTTCGAGATTTTGACGATTTCGATGTGATGAAAATAGAGTTCACCGAGACCGCAGAAGCCTATAACCGTATCGTGCTGAACTATTTCAGTTTGAGCGATGTTACAGACTTCACCATGACACGAAGGGATATGACCTCCTCTCCGAAAGCTATCAAACAGGAGCTTGTCAAGGAGATTATCGTTCCTTGCTACACCTATCAGCAAAACAACCGTGAGGAGAATCTTGTCTGCGAAGACGTGGAGATAATCGCTGGACAGGTGGAGACTTATTATATTCAAGACCCTTCCTACGGGTACTTTGCGAAGCTGGACGAGCAAGAAGGACTGGCAGATGTGATTGACTGGGGTAACTACTATGTTACCTTGCGATATAAAGTCACAGGCTCTTACAGACTTGAGGTACAGGGTTATCGGTACAAAATCGTTGAGCGGTATGTAACCAAGACGCTTCATGCGAGGGGCAAGACAGTGAAATGGTCGAATCCTCTCATAAGCAATATGACAATGGCGAACGACCTCGCCGAGTGGCTGGCTGAATACTACACCGCTGGCATTGAGTATGAGTACGATACCCGAGGAAACCCGGAGATTGACGCTACCGATATTGTGTACCAAGAGAACGAGTTCTACACGGATATGAAGGTGAACATTTACCGTCATACCGTGAATTTCAATCAATCATTTTCGGGCAGAGTGACAGCTCGAAGGATAGGAGGTTAAGAATGTGGGCTACACCGAAAACCGATTGGCATGGTGAAGTCGTTGACGATGTTTACATCGGAGACAGATTCAATGCTGTGGACTTCAATCGGATTAAAAACAACCTTGAGTACCTTCGTGAGCTGGCTATCAAGATGTACACGGAGTTCACGATTCACTCTCTCGGGAGTGACCGTACTCCGAAGGATTACTTTTATGCTGATGAAATCAATCAGCTTGAAGAAAATCTCACCACGATTAACAGTAAAAGTCTCAAGAGGTCGTATGGAAGCGCACCTGTTTATGCAGATAACGGGAATGTAATGGACTTCAAGGAGCTGAACAGGCTGGAAAGTGCTATCCTCGACCTCTACGACAGGCTCACGAACGAATACGAAGGGAGGAGAATGTTTACATGGAATTTTGGTATGAAGGGAGGGCTGTAAATGGCATGGACATTGTTACCCACTAATTATACGGACGCTGTGTGGAGTGGGTTGAAAAGGTACACACAGATTGATAATGCGGACGGTACGGTATCGTTCCGAGACGATACGACCTACACCAGTAAGGAGAACTCCTTCTTTGGTGCGAAAGACGCAAACGCTATGAATGAAGCTCTGAATTACATCATGTCAATGCTGGAAAACGGTACTGACCTGTACGCAGAATTTCAGACATACTTCACGACACAGCAACAGCTCTTTGAAAACTCGGGCAATAAGGTAATCGAAAATGTGAGGGCGTTGACTAATGCAGAGTACGATTCCTTCACTACCTATATTGCGGAGCTGAAAGCGAACGGTGATTCCTCTCTTGCAGTTATTGAGCAGACCTATGAGGAACACATGACAACCTACGAGAGCGAGCAAAAGGCGTTGTTTGACGCATGGTTCGCCGCAATCAAGGGGCAGCTATCCGAAGATGTGGCTGGTAGCTTGCAAAACCAGCTTACGGAGGTTGACGAGCGACTGGCGGCTCTTGAACACATGACCTTGCAGAATGAGTTTATTGCTCCTCTTGCGATTGACGATGAAGGAACTCTGCTCATTGACGATTTGGGCTACGCAATCGTAGCTGACTGGAAATACAAGGAGGTTTAGAAATGAGTGCTATTAGCATTGAAACAAAGAAAGTACCCGAGCTGGTGGCAATTACTACCCCGGCAAGCGGTAATTTGATTCCGATTCACGATGGAACGGGATTGAAGGTTGTCACCTTCGCTAACCTCAAGGCGAAAGCGGTTGAGGACACAGAGAATAAAATCGCCCCTCTGCTGTATAACAATGCCGGGGCGCACAATGCGATTTATCGTGGAAAGTTACTGGGTACTTCCGTCACCACCGCCCAGTATGCGGCAATCGCCGCTGGTACATTCGATGATATGTACATCGGTGACTATTGGACGATTAACGGTGTGAACTGGCGTATTGCCGCTTTTGACTATTACTACAAGTGTGGTGACACGAGTTGTACGAAACATCATGTCGTACTTGTTCCCGACACCTGTTTGTACACCGCTCAAATGCACAACACCGATTCCGGGGCTTACGAGAGTGGTTCTACCGCAAACACTACCGCTGGTGGTTATGTTGGCTCGGATATGTACACGACCAATCTTGAACAGGCGAAGACCACCATTAAGGCGGCGTTTAGCGGTCATGTCCTGTCTCACAGGGTATATCTGACGAACGCTGTTTCTGACGGACACCCTTCTGCTGGTGCATGGTGTGACAGTGAGGTTGAGCTGATGAATGAGCAGATGGTTTATGGCGGTGCTATCTTTATGCCGATTGCAAACGGTAGCACAGTGTACACGAACTATCGTGTTGAGAAGTCACAGTTGCCGCTGTTCGCTCTGAATCCGAGCTGGATTGCGATTCGAGCGACATATTGGTTGCGTGATGTAGTTACCGCTTCCAATTTCGCCGGTGTCGGCAACGGCGGTAATGCGGACTGCAGCGACGCTTCCAATCCTCGTGGCGTGCGCCCCGATTTCTG